ATGACAGCACTCGAACTGTACGCCCCACTACCGAAGATTCAGCCGTTTCACTCAGAAACGTGCAAGTGGCGTATCGTCATCGGCGCGAACCGTAGCGGCAAAACATTGTGCGGTGCCGTTGAACTCGCACGGGCCATGTGTGGCAAAGACCCATATGGCAAATACCGTCGGGCCAACGGCTCCGCACTTGTTATTGGCCTCGACTACGAACACGTTGGCATGCTTTGGCGGAAACTGTACCTCCCTGGGGCGTTCCAAGTCGTTCGTGAACGAGGCGCCCTACGTCCCATCCGTGTCGTCTCCGATCCTCGTGGCGGATACACCGTCGATAGCCGCGAAAAAGACTTGCCGTGGGTGGATGCCCCACCCCTTGTCCCACACGAAGAAATCGACTCCATAGCCTGGTACGATAGGGCACGCTACATCCCACGTACCATCACAATGAAGAACGGCTGGCGCGTATCCTTCGTCAGCTCTCGTGCATCCCCGCGTCAAGGCGAACACTATGACATCATCTGGCTAGATGAACAAATCATCAACCCGCTTGTTATCGAAGAAGTTGCCCGTGGTGTTGTCCGTGTCGGCGAACACCAGGGATACGCCATCTGGACGGCAACAGGGCAAAAACAAAACCCGCTACTGTACGACATCGTCAAGAACAACGAACACTCAAAAAACGTTTGTGTCATTGGTTTGTCAATCTACGACAACCCGTTCATTGAACGGGAGGAAGTGGACATCTTTTCATCCATGCTTACCGAAGATCAGCGTCGTGTCCGAATCTTCGGTGAGTTTGCGATAAACAACTGGTTGGTTTATCCTGACTTCGTTCCAGCAAAGCACGTCATTTCCGAAGACTTGTGCGACATCACTGCCCCTACCGCCGCAAACTGGACGCGGTACTTCGCCCTCGACCCCGGTACACGCTTCTGCGCCACCGTATTCGGGGCCGTCAACGACAAAGGACAGATGATAATCTACGATGAACTGGAAATCCGCAATGGGACTGCGGAAAGCTGGGCCGCCGCCTTGCAACTGCGGCCAGATGCCAACGCATTTCAGTATTGGATTGTTGACCAGCGTGCTGGCCGTGGACGTTCTATGGGTTCATCCAAGACAGTAGCTGCCCTCTACTCAGAAGCCGCCGCTGGCCGTGGCGTGACGCCCAAAATCATGGGGCCGCTGGCCAGGTTCGTTCCAGGCTGCGACGACCCCAAACTGCGTCGGGAAATCGTCCGCCGAATGCTTAACAACAACATCGACGGTGTCCCCCAATTGCGAATCCATCAGCGATGCTCGAAACTAATCTATCAGTTGACACATGCAATGTTTGATGAAAAGGACCCAGATAAGCGAATAGGAAAACAGTACGACTTGCTGGACGCAATGGAATACCTTGTGGCCAATCAGCCAAAGTTTGTGCCGTTCACCCCATCCGTAATAGGTGCCTGGAGTACGTACTATGTCCGAGGTGTATAGCAGAATCACCCCTGGCGACTTCGTTCGCGTGTCGCCCAATAAGAACCACGAACCGTCATTCCTTGGTTTCGTCGTCAATGCCGGGAACAACAGCATTGACGCCTACGTGTTTATACCAGGTTTGCCCTACCCGCAATACCTGTCCGGTATCGTACACAAAAGCGAAAAGAATGAACTAAATCGGCCAATCTTTGACGTGATTCCGAATCCTATCGAAGCAAAGATCAGGGACCTCGATGAGCGCCTCAGACAGTTGGAACGAAAACGCACTCGCGGTCAGCTTCATGAGAGCGACACAGATTCTGGCCGGTGATGTTGCCAGACTGGCGAAAAAAATTGAAATCGTCGATGAACCGCCAGACGTGTGGCCATCCAGGTATTCGCTACTGATTGACGACGAACGGATAGCCCTGGTGCTTACCCGTGCTAGATACAAAGCCGTTGTCAAGCTTCGTTGTACACCGGGGAAATACAATGAATTAGAAGCTTTGAAAACAGGACGGTTCAAGTACATCATCTTTGGATGGCGTGGGCCGACAGGCATTGTAACACGTTGGGCCATGATGAACGTCGAAAAACTACTTGGCAGCATCGACAAGGCCTTGCCACAGGAACGATTCGGCGAACGATACGTTCTTATGCCGATAAAACACTTGATGGGATGCATCGTTCGCGCAGAGGGAATCCCATATGCAGTGGCTTAACACGATAACAGGAAACTGGCAGCGACGAATTGAGGCAGCAAGGGAAGCCAAGGCAGCCCAATTCGATGACCGCGTCCGTCCTATCCTGCGTGCTATGTCCATCACGGACGAGACGCTCATCTCATCCACAGGCGATCAGGTTGAACTATTCAAGCCAAAATCAGACACCATCCGTGTTAACAAGCTACAGGAGTTTGTGGACTTATACCTACCGTTTGTCCTGGTACGAACACCTCGTCGGCGTGTCGGCGTTCGTCGTCCAATACTTGAACCAGAACTTCGCATGCCAGGTTACGATACTGCAAAAAGTATCATCAACACCAGCGCTACACAGCTACTGGAATGGTGGCTTCAGTACATCGCTGAAGAATACGAACTCGTAAGCCAAGCCAGACTGGCCATCACAGAAGCACTTATCAAAGGCCGTGGCGTCCTATGGCATCGTATCCATACAGCCTATGACGGTATCACACCGCTTGGCGATACCTATATCCGGAACGTCTTCTTCATGCCCGTTGCCGAATACCAGGCCGTGGATGACATCGTGATTGACCCAGCCGCCACCGACTTACGTGACGCTGGATTCATCGCCAGACGCCGGGAAATGCCCATTGAAACCGCGGTCGAAGAATACAACGTCCCTGAAGATTTACTGCGAAAAGCCAGTGTTTCCAAGCGTGATGACATCCCAGATGAATTATGCAGGGTTTGGGAAATCTATTCCCGCATCGGATTTGGGCCAGTCCGTGAATCGGACGTCACCGAACCGGAATGGCAATATGCCATGGAAGCACTTGGGCCGGAAATCTTCTTGGTTGTCGCCGAAGGCCAACAATATCCGCTGAATCTTCACCCGGAAGTCGTCGTTAGTGCGGACGACATTGTGAACCGTTCCCGCTGGCCAGTAAGGACATACGGTGACTGGACAAACCCGTGGCCCGCAACGTTCCTGGACTTCTACCCAGTCCCTGGTGTCCCGTGGCCCAGGCCGCCATTAGAAGCTGGTGTCGGATACCAGGAAAAGATTGACGAACTGTACAGTGACGTCATCAGTCAAGCCATCCGGGCCACAAGGAACGTCACCATCACCCAACAGGGATTGGACCAGAACCTTCTCGACGTCATCCGTGACGACACACGCCGCAACGAAGTTGTGCCGGTGAACTTCACAGACTTCGACTTGTCCAAGCTTTACCACACGTTGACGTTCCCAGGTCCACGGCCTGAACTATGGCAAATCATCCAACTGGCCGAATCGCAATTCGCCAAAGCCGTTGGCCTTGATGAAATCCTGTACGGGGCGCCAACGCCCACGCAAATCAGAAGCGCCACCGAAGCCAGCCTTCGCTACCGCCAAGCCAGCAACCGTGCCCAGATGATGGCGGATATTGTCGAAGACTGGATGCGACGTGTGGCTGCCAAGGATGGGATGCTGTCACGCCTTTACGTCCCCTGGCAACAGATAGAACGGATGCTTAACAAGGATTTGTGGGAACATGCTGTGTATGTCACGGGTGGTAATCCAGGCCCAGTCGGTGTGCACGGTAAACTATGGAAAGAGGAAATCCAAACGGATAACGAGGTGATTGCGGCCAAGACATTCTGGTATTACATCGAATCCGGTAGTGGACGACGACGCGACAAAGCACAGCAAGCCGAGGCCGTCCAGATGATTGCCCAAACCGTGCTGCCGGTTGTTCTGCAAGCGGCAATGAAGACTGGTGACATGAAGGCGTTCAACAGATACATTGCCCGTCTGTCAGCCGCAATGGACATTGATGCGGAACTATTCATGATTGAACCTGAGGTTATACCAAATGGCCAAGAAATGGATACAACAGGCAATCAAGCGCCCGGGTTACCTAACGGCTAAAGCTAAAGCCGCTGGAATGTCAATCACGGAATATTGCGCACGTTCAGACTTGTCCACCGCTGATAAGCGACGTTGCGCCCTTGCCATGACACTGCGTCGATTAGCAAAACGGAGAAAAAGCCGATGAAACGTCACAAACGCCCAGACTTGGTGTCTAAAATTGGCGTCCCCTTTGTCATCACAGACACACTAAAAGGCGGTAGTCAGTACTTGCCGCAATTGGCCAGGTATCCAGACGACCCGGAAGCCTATGTTTCCAGCCGTTCGGAAATCAAACGCATCCTGGCGAAACGCGGTTGGGGTGCCAAAGGTATCGTCGAATGTGAACCCAAGCCATATGGTGACGGTAAGTACGAACCCGCCCCAGACTTGGTTGAAGAGGAAGTCATCAAAGAAGTTGCCGAAAAGGGCATCAAGCCCACCGAAGACAATCTTCAGGAACTTCGTGATAAAGCGAAAGCCAGAATAGTGGGTAAACTCAATGATGACGTATAGCGATCTTCTACAGCACGTTTCCCGGACGGTGTACGGATTCGGTGCTGGCACAGGGGCCAGTGCCAGCCGTGACCAAATCCGTTCTGCCATACAGATGGCCTACCGAAAGCTGCCCACATACGGGCCGTGGCATCGCTATACGTCCACGTTGCGACTGACTGTCCTTCCACCAGTCACCCACACCGTCCAAGTTTCATCCGATGGTCTGACGCTGACATCCACCGACGGGGCGTGGCCGCTCTGGGCGCCAGGGAATACGGTGGCGATTGGTAATGCCGTGGCCGAAGTTTCTTCTGTGAACGATACCGTACTGACGTTGGCCACACCCGTGGAAGGAAACTACTTCAGCAAGACCGCCCAGGCCACACTTTATAACGACAGACACCAACTCCCCAGCGACTTCGTGTCACCGCAATTCGTCACGCTTATCTCCCCCCCGCGTGAAGTCACTGTTGTCGTTCAGGCACATGCACTCAGAATCTACAGATACCCTAAGGTGGCGTCCATACCAGATGTGGCCTACATTTCCAGCAGCCAAAACACGACGCACATCAACTTCCTGCCATATCCCACAACCCGCGTGGACATTGACATCACATATACACGCTCGCTTCAGCCAATCGTGTTCACAGGGATGGACGCCGTCGATAGTGACGGAACGGTGTCAGTTGATGGCGATACCGTAACCGGAATAGGGACGCAATTCAAATCATCAATGGTTGGTGCCATGTTCCGGGTGGGGACGGCAACGGACCATCCGACTGACTTGGCAGGGTTCGCCCCATACGTAGCCGAAGCCGAAATTGCCAGTGTTACCAGTGCAACGCAACTGACACTGGCCAGCAGTATTGGAAGCTACGACAGCGTCCGGTATTGTATCACGTCCGTTCTGGATGTGGACGATCATGTGTTCCCTGTGCTGTTGTCGTTGTCGCTTGTGGAACTATCGGCGATGATTGGCAAGCAAATCCCGACGAACTTGCGCGAGGCGTTACTGCAAGCCAGGGCCGCGGAATCCAACTATTCGACGGCCTCGCCGATACGTGGAATCCGTAGTGGCCTATATCTGGTAGGCAGGATTAACTATGAGTGAATACTGCACAGCCGATGACGTCAAGCTTGTGTTCGGTGCCAAGAACGTGTTGGCATGGGCCGACGTCGAAGGGGATGGCTCGCGTGTCGATGAACGAATCACGTTTGCCATCACCGTTGCCAGCAGTGAAGTGGATTCAGTTTTGACTGGTTCACCCATGCGCATTCCGCTTCCATCGGTGCCAACCCTACTCAGGGCAGTAACAGCGACACTTGCTGGCGTGCGGCTTTACGAATCGCGTGGCATCATGGGTGTTTCTGGCGACGGTTCATCGGTTGCCCACCCCTACGTTGCGTCCTACCGTTGGGCCATGAGCGTGCTTGAAGACGTCAAAGCCGGGAGGCGCAGAATCACGTGAATCCGATACAGGAATGCTACGACATGGCGTGGAACATCCTGGAACAGGACGATACGTTTGCGTCCCTGGTTCCAGCATCGCGTCGTGTCAAA